TTTCGTTCTTTCCAATACAAATTTCCATTTGTATAGGTAAACAGCGCTTGCAAGGCTTCTTCAGTAAAGTGGCTATCGGTTCTGTGCATAAGGGTTCCAATCATGTACGGGCATTATACAATACTGGCACTCGTGCGTTTGCGTAGTTTAACCAGCACTTACGTTTTGTAACCTCGGCTTTGAACAAGCATTGCATCGGTAGCACCAGCCCGTGCAGGAGGTGAATTGTCGGGTTTGTAGATTTGCCCGTCTTTGAGATGGTTAAAGGTGCGAGGCTCTGCCATATCAGGCGTTCTTACCATCGGCACATAGCCACCACTTTGCCCATATTTGTAGGTTGTTTTCTCAGGCCGTGCAAACTCACCTAAAGTGGCTTGACGGTTTACCCGCATAAGGTTGGGGTTTCCTGCTGCTAGTTTCATGTGTTCTTCTCCTTCAATTTGGCTTCGATGGCTTGGGCAAACTCAAGCTGTGTTGTCGTGGATTCCATGCAACAAGCGGCTATTTCTTCAATCGTTAGCCCCACCCAAGGGCGTTGGTAAACTTGAATGTCATCGTCTTCGTCTTTGGGGTGTACCGTGTAAAACCCTTCCTCATCTAAAGCCGCAGCCTTTTTGCTTTTAAATCCTGTCATTCTGTTGTCTCCTGCTTTGCGGTCAATCCTTCAAGGCGTTTAATCCGTGCCACGTTATAGGCAACGATGGCTGCGTGGTACTCCTGTGCCGTTTGATGGCGCAACTTAGTGCGCTGCGCCTGTATCAGTTCTTCGGCGATAAGTTCGGCAGGGGTCGGCATCACCCAGTGGTTTGTAAACCATGCCCATACGTTTTTTAAGTGATTCATAGTTCCCTCGTTTTTATCATTGTGTCTGCTATTGCGTAAGCCCTGTGAGCAAACTCATCCATAGTTCCTTGAATAGATGAATCTGAAATCAGTGCTTGCATAGCTTTGGCTGCAAAGTAATCACGCAGGGTCATGCTTACCGCATGGTCTTGGGTAAAGTATTGAAGTGGTGCGGGGGTCATTTGAATATGCTCCTTGCTAAAACCACTTTAGTAGGTTCGCATTGTTTTACGCTTGATGGCTGGTTGGCAATGATGTACCCCGCAATAAAAGCAACGGTGGCTACCATGCCTAGCAATGTCATCAAAGCAACAAAACCGTCCATAATCCGTTCAAATACGGTTGGGCTTTCTATATCAACTTCAATTGGGTCGGTGTAATTTGCCATTCTTGCTCCATTCTGTTTGAGTTACTGCGTACTGTTTGACCTGTTAAACAAATCAACCCGTCACGTTCAATTTCTTTTACCCGTCTTGCGACTTGGTTGGAATCTAGCCCTGTGATGTTGGCAATGCCATCCTTGCCTAATTTGCCGTTCTTGCGTAGGCAGTCCACAATAATTGTGGCGTGATGTTTTGCCAGTTCTTTGGCAGAATCCGCAGCCAGCCAACTGGTCAGGGGGTCGGTGTTTCTTGCTCTAAACATTTTGCACCGCCCTTTTTTTAAAATGGAATATCGTCAGGCATATCGTCAAACCCGCTACCTTGTCGGCTTTGCGCTTGGCGGGGCTGGTCTTCTCTAGGCTTTGGGTCGTTAAGGTACGCCCAACCGTCCCAACCGCCTTCTTTAAGCGGGATAACGTCAATTTTTAGCATTTCCCCATTCTTAGTTTCAATGATTGAGCCAATGCGCTGGTAGCGGTTTTTGCTTTGGCCTTGGGCGTTGGTGTATGTCCCGATGATGCAGGACACTTCTTTTTTAAGTTTTGACATTATTTGCTTTCAATGATTGAGTTAAGTTTTTCCACTTGGACGGTAACTTCGCCCAAGAATTTGTTGATTTCGGCTTCCATTTCGGCAATGAAGGCTTCGTCACGTTCGACACGCTTGATAAACAATTGCGCCTTTGCTGGCATCCGTGGGTCAAACACCACATAGTCACACCATGCCCGGTCTGTGCAAGCCATCTGCATCTGCATCTGTGCAAAATACTTGGCTGGCACTTTTTCTGTTAATAGCGTGTCAATCATGGTCGCTGTGTTGGGGCATTTAATCTCACACATACCAAACAGCCCCACCAAGCCATCAGGAGAAGCACCAGCCCACTCAATCCGTGGGTGAGGTACAAACCCTACTTCTTCAACTAAAACGCCTTGTGCGGCTTCGTATGCTGCCCTTGCAAAAGGCTCTTGGTCTGTACCCCATTGCATTGCTGCGTTGGAGAACGATTCGGCTTTGGTGTTGGTAAGCCTTTCGACCACCAATTGCGCCATGTAGTTGTCCCGTGTGGCGGCATAACCTGTTTTGGTCTTTGACATTAGGTCGGCAACCCGGCTGGCGGTCACTTTGCCCAATCGGGCGGCAAACCAATCGTCCGTGCCTTGTTCCATCATTTCAATCATTGCAGTTCCCCTTTCTTTGCGTCTTTGGCCTTAATAAATGCGGTCTTGGCAATTTCATCATTGCCAGCGGCTTTAATGGCTTCAAAATATGCGGCTTTAAGTTCAAACTCATTTGTGCAAGATTCAATGTCGGCTACCAAGGCTTTAACTGTGGCGGCTGATATTGCATGAGTTTTGGTGGCTGCGTTGCCATCATCATCTTCCGGGGCTATGCCACACGCTGCCATCAGGCTATAACGCCGTGCGTAGGTCAATGCCGAGCCGTAACCCTGTGGGTCTTGCTTGCTGGCTGGCACTTGCAAGATGCCACACTCCAGCATTTCGCCTGATTCGTGGATAAAGACCGTCTCGACCATGATGCCAGTGGCGCAGTCGTAGCACTTTTGAATCATGGCAATGCCGTTGTTGTTTAGTGCGTCAATGACCGCTTCCACACAGGCTGCAAGGTCAGCGTAGCGGCTTTTGAAGTGCGGGTTGGTGGACGACTTGAGGGCTGGGCCAAAAGCCTTTTGTGCCTTGACTAAGGCGGTTGCAATGTTTTTCATACTAATTCCTCTTTAATGATTTCTAACTGTGAATCGGTGTCCAAATCCGAGAATGGGACAAAATGGTTTTCTTGGCAGCAGGAAAGTTTGCCGTCTTTTTCTTCCATGCAGTACGGGCAGAATTCCACTTGCCCCATTAGTTCCATGTAGTAAGCAATTAAACCTTTCATTACATCCTCCAAAAGTAAATTACAAAGGGAAGCCCAATAAGGGCGGCGAACAGAAAAGCGGTGGCTATGTCTTTCATTCGTGTGACTCCACAATCATTGCTTCTAATGCGTAGATGGTGTGAACGTCAATGTGTTCGTACAGTTCAACGCCGTTAACGTAGATTTGGTCAATGGTGGCAATAGCGGGAATTGGTGGGTCAATGTCCGTCTCGGTTTGAGCGTCTTCCCATTCGTAGGTGACTTCCCAAACGATGCTGTCATAAGTGAGTGTTGCTGAGTGCATTTTAATTCCTTGTTGGGTTTAGTAATCTTCGCCAGCCCGTGCAGGTTGTGCGCCTAAAAATGCAGGGTTGATTGGCGCATCGTGCTTCCATGCGTTTATGCCAAGGTTATACGCAATGGCTTCTATTTCAACATCCATGTCTTGCATTTGCTGAACAAGGGGGTCGTGACGCAATGTGTAAACTGGTAATGAATCGGAAAGTGCTTGCCGTTGTTTTTTTAGGCTTTGCATTTTTTGGTATTTGTTCATTGTTGTTTCCTTGTGGCTTTTGTAATAGCGGCTTGCAGCAATTCCAAAGTTCCAATTGCTTCGTAGCAATCAGGATAGTTGTCAAACAAATTTAAGGCTTCAATGCAAGCCTCAAGCAAGTCAGGGGCTGCTGCAATTAGTTTTGCATCTGCTGGATTGCGTGTATCAACCCAAATAATTTCGCCTACTGCCTCGTTTTTGGCGTTGTCAATCAAATCGACTTTGGTTGAACGGGCATTGCTGAGATGCCAAGGTGCGGGAGTGTGGTTCATTTTGATTTCCTTAAAAGACCCTTGCGGGATTGGTAGGGCCGAAGCCCCGGTTGGTTTACGCAGTGGTATAGATGATTGACGCTTCAATGCAAGCAAGGTGATGCAACAAATCTGCATAAGCAAATCTGCCATCAAGACAAGCCGCACGTTCTACATTGCGTAGGTGACGCAAAGACTCATAAATATTTTCCATTTTGATTTCCTTAAAAGACCCCAAGAAGTTCGGGGCATGGCATGAATTCTATACACTTTTGTGTAGATATACCACCTCACCTAAAAATATAAATCTATCGCTTATGGCTTTGTAATAGTTTTTTACAATAACACCCATCAATCACAATTGTGTCTATAATGGCGAAATGAACACTTTAGAAATTTGCATCAAATCCGTGGGCGGCACAGGCCGATTGGCTTACCTGCTAGACGTAAAACAGAACGTTGTGTCCAACTGGCGGCAGCGGGGTGTTCCTAAGTCCTGGGAACAGGTGTTGAAGTACAAGTTTAAGAAGCAGATTGCGGAAGCGCAAAAGGCTGTATAATTTATTTTGATGGTTTAGATGTTGCACGTACTAGGTGCAGATACATCTAAGCCTTCATTGGCTGACCCCTGAAAACTTGTGCTAGTACCGCAGGTTCTCAGGGGTTTTCTTTTGGAGACTTAACAAATGGCAAACAAAACTTATGCTGAAAAGCTAAAAGACCCACGCTGGCAGAAAAAACGCCTTGAAGTTCTTGATGATGCAGAATTTCAATGTGAAGTTTGTGGTGATACAGAATCAACGCTTCACGTTCATCATAAACAATACATTAAAGGGAATGATATATGGCAGTATGAGCGTGAACAGTTAGCGTGTTTATGCGAGAAGTGCCACGAAGAACAACATGGATTAGATGCTCGTTTCCAAGATTTGTTGTCACGCATACCAATGGACGGTCCAGGTTGTAAAGATGAGGTTTATTTTTTGCTAGCTGGATTTCTAGGACAAATGGTAAAAATTGATTTCGATTGCCAAAAGGCATTGTTCCAGCGTGGATATGATGCTTCTAGCTATTGGAGGGATTTGGCATGAAACGCCCATCATTTCAGTTTTACCCTAGCGATTGGCTGCGAGATACAGCATTGCGGTCATGCTCAACTGGCGCACGTGGTTTGTGGATGGACATGATTTGTTTCATGCACGAAGGTGAACCTTATGGACACCTTAAGGTTAAGGATAAGGTTATCCTCACATCCAACCTTTCACGCATGGTTGGAGAAACCTTAGAGGTTGTTGAAGGTTGGCTTTCGGAGTTGTTTCAAGCTGGCGTTTACGACACAACCGAAAACGGAGTGATATTTTCTAAGCGCATGGTAAGAGATGAAAACCTGCGCCAACAAAGGGCTGCGGGTGGTATTAAGGGTGGTAATCCTGCCTTGATGGATAAGGGTAAGGTTAACCTTATGGTTATCTCAGAGGATAAACAAAAAACAACCCCTTCATCTTCATCTTCATCTCCATCTTCATCTTCAATAAAAAATACAAGGAAGAGCGCTGACGCGCCTCGACCTGATGACGTTGTTGAACAGGTTTGGATTGATTGGGTTGCATTAAGAAAGCGCAAAGGCACAACAATTTCAGAAACCGCCATTCAAGGTGCAAGAGACGAAGCTGCAAAAATTGGATGGACTTTAGAACAGTTTTTAGTTGAATGGTGTACGCGTGGAAGCCAAGGATTAAAAGCTGATTGGGTTCTTGATAAACAAAACCACCAGCAGCAAAGTTTTGCCGAACGTGACCAACAAGCCCGACAAAAGCGTTGGGAAACAATGACAGGGCGCAAGTGGCCTACCGATGCAAAAACGGACACAGCATTTTTGGAGATTGAACAATGAGCATTTCACTAAAAGCGGTAGACCGCCTTTTTGAACGCCTTGCAGCCACTTACCCTAATTGGTCTAACCAATGGCGTGATGTGCCTGAATCGGACGTTAAAACGGCTTGGGCGCATGAACTAAGCGGGTTTGCGAACAACCTGCACGCATTGGCTTGGGCTTTGGAAAATTTGCCTGAACGCTGCCCCAATGTGATTGAATTCCGAAATCTTGCAAGACGTGCGCCTGAGCTTGAAAAGCCACGATTGCCAGAACCTAAGGCAGACCCAGTACGGTTAAAGGCTGAACTTGCCAAACTTAGTGAAATAAAGGCACAGGTTAAAAACACAAAGGTTGACCATAAAGCATGGGCAAAAGCTATTCTTAAACGCCACAGCGAAGGCGCAAAAATCAACATTACAACCCTGTCAATGGCTCGAAGTGCCATGAATCAAGAATGAGCAATGGAAAAACTAGCCCAACACTACGCCAAACTAGCCATGAATGCAGGATGGGTAGACCACTGCCGCCATATGGTGAAGGAATACGAGAAAAGCCCGTATTGGAAGGGATTGGGCAATGCGGTTGCATTAGAGATGGAATCCTTAAAAAAACAGCAAAGCACTGGGAAATAGCATGAACAAAATTGAATTTGGAGATTGCCGTGAAACAATTCGCTGTTGGAAAGACATTTGGCCTGAACTGGTGGGGGCATCTTGAACCTTTTACTAGACAATTCTGTTGCTTGGCAAAAGCAAATACG